GCCGCGCGCCGCGCCGCCCCGCCGAGAAGTGGGCGCGCGAGATGCGCGACTCCGTCAAGGACGCGCTCGACGGCCTCGTGCTCCAGGTCAACGCCAGGATCGACCCGAAGGACCTGCGCCGCATCGAGACGGCCATCGCGCAGACGAAGGCGTCTCCGGACGTCAGTCTCTCCAAGCGCGACCTGGAGGAGATCAAGCAGAAGCTCCGGCAGGCCGACTGGCGCACTCCGGTCAGGCCGGTCCTCGACGACAACGCCGTGGCTAAGCTGGGCCGCGAGCTGGACGAGATGCGCGCGGCCATCAAGGCCCGCGTGGACCTTGACGAGAAGTCACGCCAGAAGGCCCTTGACGCCATCCGTAAGACCGAGGCGGCCATCGACGCCAAGATCGAGATCGACGGTAAGGACGTCGCCGAGATCAAGGAGCGAATCGCCAACATCAAGTCGGACGTCCGCGTGGACGTCTCTCTGGAGAAGGCGGCCCAGCGCAAGCTGAAGGAGCAGATCTCCAAGATCGACGCGAAGCTGAAGGCCGAGGCCGAGCTGGACGACGCCTCCAAGAAGAAGCTTCAGGCGGAGCTGAAGAAGCTCGGCGGCGACATCGAGGCCCACGCCCACCTGTCCGAGGCGTCCAAGCGGAAGCTGAAGCATGAGCTCAACAAGCTCGACGGCAAGGCGACCGTCAACGCCGACCTCGACGACGGCAAGGCCCGCTTCGACCTGGCCCGGCTGACCAAGAAGCCGCGCTACATCGACATCCACGTGCGCCTGGCCAAGGCGTCGCTGGCGAAGGTCGCCACCCAGCTGAAGGCCCTGGCCGGAGGGAACATCTTCGGCAACCTGAAGAACAGCCTCAACGACATCTTCACCAACCTGGACACCTTCTCCCTGAAGATGGCCGGGGCAGGCACCGCAATCCTCGGGCTGACCTCCGTCGCAGGGGCAGGCCTGGGGACGCTCGCCCAGTTCGGCGTGAGCATCGCCCACACCCTCCCAGCCCTGCTAGCGATGCCTGGAATCCTGGGGGCGGCCGCCGCCGGCATCGGCATCTTCGCGGTAGCCATGAAAGACGCCTCCACGGTGCTGGAGGACCTGGGCCCCTCGTTCGAGGCGCTCCAGGACTCCATCTCTACATCGTTCTGGGGAGAGGCCGAGGGGGCCGTCCGCTCCCTGATAGTCAACGGGCTGGAGGCCCTGACCCCGGCCATCTCGGACGTGGCCTCGCAGATGGGGGCCATGACCGGCGCCGTCGCCAGCGCGGCCCAGGACCACCTTCCGGGCTTCCAGGCGTCGCTCGGCTACCTGGCCGAGGCCATGGACATCGGGGGCGACGGGGCGGGCGCGTTCACCGACGCGCTGCTCACGCTGGGCGAGACCGGCGCGAAGTACCTGCCATCGATCGCCGAGTGGGCGAATAACGTCGCCTACTCGTTCCAGTCCTGGGTCCAGGCCAAGACGTCGTCCGGAGAGATGGACAAGGCCATCCAGTCCGCCGCCAGGACCTTCGGCACTCTGAAGGACATCGTCTTCGACCTGGCCGGGATCCTGGGGGGCGTCTTCTCTGCTATGGCCTCGGGCTCCACACCGCTGAGCGCTATCGCCGACGGGCTCGATCGGGCCAACAAGGCGGTCAACGGTCCGCTGTGGCAGGGGACTCTGTCCAGTATCTTCAGCGCGATGGGTACGGCCGCGTCCTACGCCTTCCAGGGCGTCGGCTCTCTCGGCCAGGCCTTCGTGTCCCTGGCGCCTACCCTCTCCACGATCCTGCCGCTGGTCGGCCAGATCATCGAGGTCGGGCTGAACGGCATCTCCCAGGCCCTCCAGAACCCCGCCTTCCAGGGGGGGCTGGAGTCGTTCTTCCAGAACGTGCTGATCGCCGTTCAGGCGCTCGCGCCGGCCATGCCCGCTCTGGGCGAGGCTTTCGGGGCGCTGGCTACCGTCGGCGGCGAGCTCCTGGCGGCCGTCGCTCCGCTGATCGCTCAGCTGGTCGAGCAGCTGGCGCCAGTCATGACTCAGCTGGCCGAGCTGCTGGCCCCGATCATCGAGCAGCTGGGCGCCGCGCTCATGCCGGTCATCCAGGCTCTCGGGCCGGTCCTGTCGGCCCTGTTCGCTGTACTCGGCCCGCTAATCAACGACTTGCTGGCGGCGATCGTCCCGGCCATCGGCCCGATCGTGCAGGCGCTGTCGGCGGCCCTGATCCCGGCGTTCCAGCTGGTCGGGACGACGGTGAAGGCCCTCATGCCGATCGTCCTTCCGATCATCAACATCATCAAGGACACGATCGTCAACGCGATGAAGGTGATCCAGGGGATCATCAACGTCGTCATGGGCATCATCACGGGCAATTGGTCCCAGGCGTGGAACGGGATCCAGCAGATCGGGTCCGGCGTCTGGAACTTCATCAAGAGCGCGTTCTCGAACTTCGGGTCCGCGATCGTGGGGATTGCTAAGGCGGCGTGGAATCTCCTGGGAAGCGCCATCTCAGCCGGGTGGAACCTCATCAAGTCCGGCGCCTCGGCCGCATGGAATGGGATCACGTCCACCATCTCCTCCGGAGTCAGTCGAGCGGTCTCCTTAGTGCGGACCCTTCCCAACAGCATCAAGAACATATTCTCCAACGCAGGTTCGTGGCTTCTGAGCGCGGGTAAGAACATCATCAACGGCCTCCTGAACGGGATCTCGTCGATGATCGGGGCGGTCAAGAACAAGCTGAGCAGGCTGACTAGCATGCTCCCGTCCTGGAAGGGCCCCGCCCCTGTCGACAAGGTCCTGCTCACCCCTGCCGGCGAGATGATCATGCAGGGCCTCATCAACGGCCTGGAGAGCCAGTACGGGGCCGTGCGCTCCTCCCTCCAAGGCCTCACCGAGGACCTGACCAAGCCCGCCACGATCGGCCTCAGCGCCGACGTTCAGCCCCTCCCGGCAAGGGCCTCGACCGGCCGTCCGAACCCGGCCCCGGAGTCCTCCGGATCGTTTGATAAGGGAAGCCGATCAGGCGCTACAATCAACATCACCAACAACTATCCACAGGCCAAGCCGGACTCCAAGACTCGCGACGAGGTCGCCGAGGGGCTGAGACTGGCCGCGATCATCTGAGGAGGGTCACCCACCCATGACCATCTATTCACTGGACGGCGCCGACCTTGACGACGTGCGCCAGCGCTGGGTGCTCGCCGAGGGGACGACTCTGTCGACCCGCGGCGAGCCCTGGAACGCCTCTGTGGACATCCCTGGGCGGTTCGGGGTGCTGCCGATCGCACCGTCCGTCCTGAAGCCCGCCACCGTCGCCCTGAAGTTCACCGTGTTCTCCTGGACCGATGGCCGTAACGGGAACCGCTGCAAGGAGGGCCTGGAGGTCCTGGAGCGCAACTACCGGGACCTCCTGCGCCGCCTGTACGCCTTCGGACGGCTTCAGACCCTTCAGTACACGCCGAATGGCTCACCCGCGCGAGAGGCGCAGGTCCGGCCCACCTCCTCGGTGGAGCCCGCCTTCGACCCGCACGCCGAGACGATCACGTTCGCGATCACCTACGAGATCGTCTCCGGCCTGTGGCGCGGCGTGGCAGACGTCGAGGCGCCTCTGACAGACATGTCGGCGTTCAGCGGCTGCGTGATGCCTATCCCGGACGGGAAGCTGATGCTGGAGCCGGCGTCTACCTCCTGCACCGTCAGGGACAACGTCTCCGGCACTTCGTTCGCCTTCAACGGCTCGCTGAACCCCGGTGAGAAGCTGATCGTGGACATCGCCCGCTACCGGGCCTGGAAGAATCCCTCACAGGGGTGGGAGATCCAGCCGAACGCGCGCAGCGCCGACGGCGAGATCTCGATGAATCCTGGAGGCTTCCGAGCCACCCCCAACGCTGACGGCAAGATTTCCATGACGCTGACCGGCACGACCGGCCGATTCCGCGGACGGATGGCCTACTGATGCCCCGCAACACCTCCTTCGCGCGTGGCCTAGCCATGCGCTACGTAGCCTACGACCAGACCACCGGCGCCCGCCTCGGGGTGCTGCCCGATGCGCTGGCCGGGACGTTCACGTGCCCTCGCCAGGCCACGCCGTCGCTCACCCTGTCCTACCCGAACGGGGACATGGGCGTGCGGGGTGAGCTGCTCGACTCCGCCGTAGAGATTGCCGTTGAGCTCTGCTACGACGGCCAGACCTGGCACGAGCCGTACAACGCCAGGTTCACGAACCTGTCCTCGGAGTGGAACCTGATCGACGACGGCACCGAGCGCCGCCACGCTGACCTGATCCACATCGGGCACCGCCTGGAGGGCGCCCTCGTGTGGGAGGTCCCCTTCGCGGCGATGGACAAGGACGGGAAGTATCGCTTCCGCGATCGCAATGCCGGGGAGATCCTCCGCACCGTGTGGGACGCCGCCGTCAAGCGCGGCTGGGGTACGGGCCTCACACTAGACGTCTCCACGTCGGCCGACTCCGCCGGGCAGCGCTGGGCACTGATCACGACTATCGCCTTCGACCCGTCGGTGTCGATCAAGTCCATCCTGGACTCGCTCATGAACATGGGCATGCTCGACTACCGGTGGCGGGGTCGCACGCTCCAGGTCTACAACCCGGACGCGGCCCTCAAGCGCGAGAACCTGGACGTCGTGTGGCGCCTGGGCGCCGGGACGACGTCGGCCCCGGAGAAGCTGGACTGGTCCCAGCTGTGCACTCACGTACTCGTGAAGGGTGACGAGGGGAAGACCTGGACCTTCCCCAACCCGGAGGCTCCGGCGGGCATGCCCCGCACCGAGAAGGTCGTGGACGCCGGCGGCGTGACCCTGGAGACCACGGCCCGCCGCGTGGCGGACCTAACGCTGAAGACCGGCGCCACTCCCGCCGCCGAGGTCAAGCGGGAGTGGGAGGCCGACGACCTGCAGTGGCTGCCCTTCGAGGACTACACCCTAGGCGACTGGATCCGGGTCGAGCGCGGCAACGGCCTGGAGAAGATGCGGGTCACCCAGATCTCCATCTCGGTGACCGAGAACGGCCGCTGCCAGGGGCACACGACCTTCGGGACCATGCTCGACGACGTCCTGGCACGCCTCGCCAAGCGCCAGAAGGGCATCCTGGGGGCGGTTAACTCAGACGGGAAGAACCCCCGCCCGGAGAAGCCGAAGAGCAAGAACGCCCCCAACCCCCCACAGGGGCTCGTGGTCACCTCGGACGCCGTCATCGGGGCTGACGGGTACCCGCGCGCCGTCGCCTCACTTAAGTGGGAGGCGGTGACGACGGACACCCTGGGGGTTGCCGTGGACGTGACCGGGTACGAGATCTCCTCCCGCAGGCTGCCCCTGCTGTCGGGCCCGATGAGCACGTCCAAGGAGACTACGGGGCAGCTGGACGGGCTCACTCCGGGCGCCCGCTACGCGTTCGCAGTGAGGGCCGTCACGGCCGACACCACCGGCGCGTGGTCGCGTGAGGTCGAGGCCACCATGGCCTCGGACGTGACTCCTCCGCCGGTGCCGACGGTTCCCGTCCTCACGCAGACCCTGGGCGTGCTCGGGGTCTACTGGGACGGTAAGGGTACTGGCGGGGCGGGCATGCCTCTCGACTTCGCCGGCATCGAGGTGTCCGTGCGTAAGCCCGGCGAGCCCCCGATCCGGTTCACGGACATGCCGGTGCCAGTGCAGAGGACCAACCTCGCGGGTCTCGAGATCCGGGAGTGGGAAGTCCGCCTGCGCTCCTACGACCGCTCCGGCAACAGGTCCGAGTGGGGCCCCGGAGCCCGCATCACGCTCGAGCAGAGCATCGACGCAGACGCGATCGTGCGCAAGGTCGAGGAGAAGCTGGCCGCCAGCGACGTCCTTCAACGGCAGGCCCGCGCCGAGACGCTCAAGGAGATGAACAAGCTGACCGAGGGCATGACCCAGGTCGCCCTGTCCCTCGTCGAGACCGGCCCGTACCCGCCCGACAAGGGCGTTATAGACAAGACACAGTGGGTGTCGCCAGACGCCCGCATCTTCGTCCTGAAGAAGCAAGGAGACTGAGACCATGGCCTACACCCCCAGCACCTGGAAGGACGGCCCGGAGGGCCGCACCCCCATCACCGCCGCCGCCCTGACCAAGATCGAGAACGGCCTGGCCGCCGCCGCCTCCGTCGCCGACACCCCCCACACGCAGGCGAGCGCGGGCGGCCCCCCCGCC